TGTGTTTGAACTGTCTGACTAATCATTGTTCCACTGATCCAAAGTTCAGTGAATGCACTTGTTCCAACTTGATATACTCTTGTTGATGCAACAACCCATTGATTTACATAAGGATCTGCAAATGGTTCAGGACTAACTGATGAATTGTCAGAATAGAATGTATATGTTCTTACATTATTCGTTCCACCTGTTGGACTACCATTGTCTATTTGAAACCATCTATTGTAAGCAGGAACTTCACCCAAATAGTTTACATAACCACCCTGTGCATCAGAATTTAGAAATGGGTCAGTAGATCCACCCGTATTATTAAACATGAACCATGTTGTATAATCTTGGTATGATCCGTAATCACCTAATTTGTTGGATAGACCATATGTGAATCCTGTTCCAACATTTACACCTGTTGATGATGTATTGACCCCTGAGAATTGTAATGTTGTTGGATTTTGGAATCCTGTATAATCATATTGTGAAAAACCTCCTGCAACTCCTGAGAAGAATAATGATGGGTTTGCTAAGTTGGTTGCTTTAGTAACCGCAACACCCGATCCTCCTCCAATTATAAGTGATGATTGATTTGTAAAATCAACCTGTATGGTTAAACCTGATGTAATTAAACTCATCTACGCTTGGATTGTTGTTGCTGCTTTTTTATTTCTTTCTCTTTTTCTTTATTGAGGTCCACAAGGTAACTGAGATGATTGAGAGCCCCAATAAGGGTGAGATTAACCACATTATCAATCTGCCAAACTTTGTTTTCTGCGAGTGAACTAATTGCGTGATACCATCCCCAATGATCATTAAAGCTATTCTTATCCTCATGATCCTCCATAACAATCTGCTCTTGGAATAAAGCTGGGTAAGATTTTGCGACGCCTCGGCTAAATTCGCTAAAAAAAAAAGTGCTGACTCTACATGCTTCACCGGCAAATCTTTAAATGCTTCAATACGAGCTTTGAAATCTGACACTCCATATTCTACACCCTCTTCACAATACAAGTATGCTGCGAGTTCATTCAGATTTAATACTCTATACTTCTCATCTTTTCTTAGGAAGGTATCAATATCAACAAACTGACCGAAAGATATTCTGTTAACATCTACCAATAAGTATGTTTTATCTTTGTGTTGGATTGAACTATTTAATTTCTTGTTTTCGTGTAACATTATTTGTTGGACAGCATCTCCAACTCTTATAATATCTGCGGCATTGTGTGATAAGATCTCATCACGAGACATACCAGTGAACTCTTCAAGTATCTTGTAATACATTTCTTCTTCGTCAAGAATGTCCTTATATCTCATCACATTAGACCAATCTGTAATTGTTGGTTCTTTAACTTCGTAACTCTTTCCGTTGAATTCTATTTTGTTTTTCATAGTTCTAATTATAAATATATTTTTATTTGTTTGTCCATTTTACATTACATAAACACCGGTGTTCCTCATCATCTTCATCTGTAAAACATATCTGATCGCATCCAATAGGTGATTATTTTTATCCTCAGGTTCATCCAAGATATTTCCGTTCTTATCTATCTTCCAAACATACGAGTTAACTTCATCCATTAAATTCTTTGAGTGAGCATCAATAAAGAAGTTTGATCTCTTTATCTGATCTATTCCTGATAGTATGGTATCCTTCTTTACAGGTTTTGCATTGATACCTGATCGTGACATTTCTGATATGGCTTGGGGTGCTGCTGAGTCCACAATGAAATCATCTGTTAAATTGATTTTAAGGTCCTTAATTTTGTAGATAAAGTCAGAGATGGTAGTATTCCTCAGATACAATAATTCCTTACAATAAATGGAATCTCCGTCCTTATAAACAGCAACCAATGTATTGGGGTCATTATATCCTATATCCACTCCATAACCTAATAACTTTGCAGATGGTGGTAGTTCAGAATAATATTGTTGATGATTAAATACAACTCTTGTGGGTGTTCCTCTTTGTCCCTCACCAAATACTTTCCATATTGCAGCATCTCTATACTTTAACTTTTCAATCTCATCAATAAGTGATTGTTCCAAGAAGGGATTGTCTTTGTATGTTACGATTGTATAGAACACATCAGGTTCATTTTCCAAATCATATATCCATGACTTCCATAACGAGGGGTTGAAGTCCAATATGATTCTACCTGATGTTCTTAATACCAATTGAATATACTCATCATAAGATACTTCTGTTGCTTCATTGATAAATAAGTAATCTCTCTTTCTTCCGCGTAGTTTTGTCTCGTCATCAACCGAGAACCATTCAATCATATTTGTCCCCAACTCGTAATACCCATCAACAGAGTGCCACTTGTCTGCATCATATACACCAAAATCAAGGAGGATCTGTTTTAGATCTCTAAGGACCGAACCTTTAAGTGCCGGTAATGTTTTTCTTACAATGGATAATACTTTATTATCTTCTTGTAATAGTTTGTATACACAGTAGATTAAAATGTTATATGTCTTTGACGCTCTACTTGATCCCTGAAAGCAACATATCCTCTTGTCCGTTGTTATAAGGTCCTGAAATACTCGTGTCGTTTTGATCTTTATTGGCATCTAATTCTTTTTTCTTTATTGATTCTTCCCACAACCTTTGGAACTCTTTTGTGTATTTCTTTTTGGCTGCTAATAGTGCCTCATTTCTTTTGGCAACTCTTTTTCTGTGGGCTTTCTCCCCACCTCTTTTACTACTCTTTCCCATTAAAATAATTTTTGTTGTGTAGGTTTATTTCTCTCGTGTTCTATTCTTGCTGATGCTATATCCATATACTCCTGTTCTTTCTCAATGCCGATGAAATTAACACCACATCTAACTGCTGCCTTACCTGTTGATCCACTTCCCATAAAAGGGTCTAAAATCGTTCCGTTTGGTGGTGTAACCAAATTGATTAAGTATCTCATTAAATCAGTTGGTTTAACTGTGGGGTGATTGTTTCCGTTTCCTTGTTGGAATAAATCATCTTCGGTATTGAACGCAACACCAACAGGTCTTTTGTTTTTTTCCTGTTCAACTACTAATCCTTCGTTTCTATCTTTCTTTGCTGCTTTGGGACAATAGAAGAAACGACTGGCTCCACCTTCATCTTCTCTTGGTGTATAAGTTCCTCTACCTGTAAAGGTATTGGATTCTGTATCTGTCTTTGAGTGTTTGTAATTCTTGTTTGCTTTAGTTTTTGATTTACCACTCTGTTCGTCCAATAGTTGTCCCGCCTCTTCATCAAAGATTATGTTAGCAGGAAATCTACCTGATTCATTATATTCTTTTATATTAGGGTCTTCCCATTTAATACCCAAGTCATATACCCAATCTTTTTTCTCTCTAACTCTTGGTCTTTCAAAATTGATGTTCTCTTTGTCTTTCATTTCAATCCTTGAACCATCAATATTTATTCCACCTGTTCCGTGTTTTAATACATTCTCCGCAATTGATTTCTCACTTAATGGTTTCCTTGCCATAACGATTGGTTCGTGTGCTGGTTTGAGTGCTGAACCAAAGTTATTATATCTCTGTGCGATTTCTCGTATTTCTTGTGAAGTGAGTTGTTCGGAAATAGCATTAGATTTTCTATTTGATTGTTTGCTGGATTGTGGTCTATATGATGGACTACCTCCGTTCTCGTTAGTAATCTGTTGAGATGTTGTGCCATCACTAACCGATGTTCCATTATGTATCCATCTTTCCTCGCCATCTCCATATATTCTTTCGGACATCTGATGTATCTTACTCCCTTGTAATTGCCCTTCGGTCTCTTGTAAGTTATTCCCCCCTTCCAAAATGGGTTCTTGTCCCCATACATTATTGGTGGGGTATTCTGATGACGATAAATCTTGTTCCGACAACCTACCGAGCAACATTTCGCTTTGTTCTTCAACAATAGATTTGGTCTCCTGTATATCGGAGTTTGGCATACATCGCAAGTTGTGTTGGATATTCTGTTCGGTTCTTTCTTTTTCATCTGCTAATTTAATTAAACTTTTTGATATATTATGACTTTTCGGAAATCCACTCGCAAATACCCACATAATTTGATCTCTGATTTGGAAACCACTATCCTCAAATGCTGTTGCCATTCTGTGATATGTTCTTGGTGCTGAAAACGATAATGCGTGTCCTCCTGGTTTTAATATTCTAAAACATTCACGAGCCCATAACTCACACCAATCCTGAAACCATTTACCTTCCTTCGCTCCACCAATCGGAAGACCTGGTTGAACTCCTGTTGAGAAACCTGCTTTTGCCGGTGACTTACCTTCTTCAAATCTTTTAACAGATCTTTCTTTTTCTCTCTCAATTAGTTCTTGATGTTTCTGTGGATTATCCCACTCCTTATTCATAAATCCAATCCCATATGGTGGGTCGGTTACGATACTATCTATTGAGTTATCTGGTATTGTTTTCAGGACTTCTAAACAGTCCCCTAATCTAAGGTCTATATTCATATTAATCTTCCATTTTTTTCCAAAGCCTTTCTTTGACTCTGTTGATTATTGTATACTCTTCTTTGATAGCTGGTGTTTGTTCTTGTGCTTTTAGATCTTCAACCTTCTTTGATAATAGGGTGTATAAAAATCTATATTCCAAAAATCCTAATGGTAGTTTAATCCTCTCTTCTGACATCTTTGTTTGTTGTTATGATTTCAATTTGTATTGAAGGTTTATTTAATGACTCTTCATTTGTGGTTATATCAATTTGTTCTTTAACCTTTCCCCATCCTCTATCAAGTAAGAGTTGTGATGCTTTTACATTACCTGCTTTTGCTTGTTTCTTCAATGCTTCAAGGATCTGTTCTGCTTCTGATTTTCCTTCCTCATTTTGAGCTCCTAATACCTTTGTGAGTATTTCCTTCAGGTCAGGCATCTTAGGTCTGCCAGGACCTCCTTTGTGTCCTTTAACGAAAGGAATTAGTCCACTTGTATTCTTTCCTTTCTTCTTTGGTTTTTCTTGTTCTGAACTCATTATTTTCTCATTTATTTTTAGATCAACCTCTGTTGTAGTTTATCCAACTTCTCACTCATAACTTTCCTACACACTGTATCACAATACCCAACCAATTGTTCTTTGAAGTGTTCCAAAACGAATGATATAAACCATTCCATTTGATCAGGATTCTGAGTGATCAGATAGTCCCTTGCTCTGTCAATGTCGTCTTGTGTGTATGTTATAATTTGATTGCTGATAACATTTATCTCACCTACTGATTCATATTTTATTTTTGGTGATGCTGGTTTTTGTTTGCAGTTACACATGTCTTTTTTT